TCCTACAAGCATTTCACTGTCAAACTCAAACTCCTGCTCCCGTTCAAAGAACAAATCAGACCAGGTGATAATAAATGGTTCTCCATCAGGAACATTTTTAAGAGCAGATTTAATCCCTGCAGCAGTTCCTTCCTCTTCAGTCTGCATAAGAATGTAATTATCAAAATTACTAATTTCACAAATATAATGCAAAAGCATTTTAAAGTGAGTATCGCCAATGATAATGACTGTTTTATCTCTGTATATTTCCAGAGTCTGTTCAATCATTGGTTTGCCATAAACTGGCACCAAACACTTTGGGCGATTCATTGTATACTTGCCTAGACGAGTGCCTTTTCCACCTGCCTGGACAATTACATACTTAATATCTTTATGAGTAATCATACAACTGTCTTTCCAATACTACCGCCCGGATGATTTTGCACAAACTGTTTGAGTGTAAGATTTTTTCTTCTTGATATTTCACAAGCAACAGATTGAAGAAAAATTGTGAAGATTGCAATTGAAGAAGTTGGCACAATATTCAAGTGGTCTGCTTCTTTATCGACGTGCAAGTTAATATCAAGAGATGAATATTTTTGAGATTGATTACCATTATTAGAATGAATGGATACAATCTTACATCTTTTATGACTTACGTGATGTAAAAAATTAACCAATTCATCAGTGTTTCCACTTTTTGATACTGTGATTAAAAGGTCATTCTCATCAATTACCCCCATATCACCGTGAACACTATCAACAGCATCAATAAAAAAACAAGGGACTCCGATTGAAGATATTGTAGATGTTGCTTTAGCAGCAACGTGACCGTTCTTTCCAATACCCGTAAAGAGTATTTTGCCCTTACAATTTATAATGAGGTCTATGAACTTCTCCACTTTCTCATCTTCAAGATACTCATAAGAAGTCTGGATTGCATCAATATGAGATTTATAAAAGTCCCTTACCGACATTCTTTATACCATTGATAAGTTGACTCAATACCTTCACGAAGTCCAATCTTTGGTTGCCATCCAAGTGCTTTAATCTTATCTACATTCAAAACTTTTCGAGGAGTGCCATTTGGTTTAGTTGTATCCCAATTAATATCACGGGCGTATCCAACAACATCAGCAATCATTTCTGCAAGTTGTCTGATTGTTACATCTTCACCAGTCCCAACATTGATGTGCTCCGCTTCTTCATACTTTTGCATACAAACATAACACGCTTCTGCAAGGTCATCCACGTGCAGAAACTCTCTCATTGCCGACCCATCTCCCCACAATTTAACTTCATAATGCTCACTATGTTGAAGAGCACCGTGAAACTTGGCAATTAGTGCTGGAAAAACGTGGGATGTCTCTAGGTCAAAATTATCATTAGGACCATAAAGATTTGTAGGCATCAAAGAAATTGCATTGAAACCATACTGTTGACGATATGCCTGGCACATCATAATGCCAGCAATCTTGGCAATTGCATAAGCATCATTCGTTGATTCCAGAGGACCAGTCATCAATTGGTCTTCTGCGATTGGTTGAGTTGCAAACTTGGGATAAATGCAGGATGAACCAAGAAACAGAAGTTTCTTCACACCAAAATTATAGGACTGTTGAATAATATTGGTTTGAATTTGAAGATTCTCTGTAAGAAAATCTGCCTTGTAATTATTGTTTGCCATAATGCCACCAACTTTAGCGGCAGCAAGGAAAACATATTCAGGTTCTTCTGAGGAAAAATATCTTTCTACTTCTTCTTGATTTGTAAAGTCTACATCTTGACGAGTGCCTTTGATAATGTTTGTATAACCTTTACTCTCAAGATTTCGAACAATTGCCGACCCAACCATCCCATTGGCACCAGCAACCAATACTTTAGAATTATTGTCCATAAATGCACATATCCTCAACTAATTGTTTAAATGAAGTTTTAGGTTCCCAACCTAGTTTCTCCTTTGCCTTTGAGGCATCACCTAATAAGGTCTCTACTTCAGCAGGTCGAAAATATTTAGGATTGACCTTAATAACCTCTTTTCTGGTAAAAATATCATATCCAATTTCATTAAGACCTTCGCCCCTCCAGGTAATTTGCATACCAAAATAAGGTGCTGCTTCTTCAACAAACTCACGAACTGAATACTGCTCTCCTGTAGAAATTACAAAATCATCTGGTTCATCTTGTTGAAGCATCATCCACATTGCCTCAACAAAATCTTTAGCGTGACCCCAATCGCGTTTTGCATTTAAATTACCCAACTCAAGAATACTTTGCTGTCCTGTAGAAATTCTTGAAAGAGCACGAGTAATCTTTCTGGTAACGAAAGTTTCTCCTCTACGTGGCGATTCGTGATTAAAAAGAATTCCCGTGCAAGCATACATTCCATACGATTCCCGATAGTTTTTAGTAATCCAGTAAGCATAGAGTTTTGCTACACCATAAGGAGAACGGGGATAAAAAGGAGTAGTTTCACTTTGAGGAGTTTCCTGAACAAGACCGTAAAGTTCGCTTGTAGAGGCTTGATAAATGCGGACACGATTCTCCATACCCAGGAGGCGCACCGCCTCAAGAACACGAAGAGTTCCCATACCATCCACATCAGCAGTGTATTCAGGCATCTCAAAGGATACTTTGACATGACTCTGAGCACCAAGATTGTAAATTTCATCTGGTTGAACTTTTTGAATAACTCTGACTATATTAGTAGAGTCTGTTAAGTCTCCGTAATGTAACTTAACATTTTGATACAAATGATCGATTCTTTGAGTATTGATTTGAGATGCACGACGAATAATACCATGAATCTCATAACCTTTTTCTAAAAGCAATTCGGCAAGATAAGAACCATCTTGACCTGTAATACCAGTAATTAGTGCCTTTTTCATACTTCGCAATTTGTAAAATCTATTTGACCATTTCGAGTTGCCCAGATTGGATACTCTTTACCATAAGTATTCCAAATATTTGCTTGTGCTTGACCAACCGGAATACCAGTCATCCCAGCAGCATTCCAAATTGTTTCATAAGTATCATCTTCGTGAAAAGTAAAGTCGTGAGATTCTGCCTTCTGTTTCAAAAGCAATGACAAGATAGATTGGTCGTGCCTGTTTTCTATAAAAATAGAATCATTTTGTAAACTTGAACGACTATCATCCAAATACTTTCCACCATCCTCAACACAAATATCCATCCATCTCCTAACCAACTCTCTCATCATAGAAGTATTCTTGAGAAAGAAGATACCAGAAATAATTTGCCGTGTCATCAGATATTCATCATTATCTCCAAGTATATGGCGATATGTGTCCATCTTTGTCCACTGAATTTCTGGTAGGTCTAGTGTAAAAAATACACCTTCAGTTTCTACACATTCTTGATAATATTGCTGAAGTTTCTCCAGTCCATTTTTATTCAACTCACAACCAGAATCCACATAAAGAAGAACTTCATTTTCAGGAATACTTTCGAGTGCTTTTAAAACGAAATAAGGTTTACAAGCATAATATCCATAATATCGTCCAGGCATTCCTAAACGAGGTGTCATCATTGGTTTGGCGTATTCTTCCCAGAATGAATTGTTTTCTAAATCAGATTCTCCAAATTCCAGAATAGAATTAAATACTTCAAAATTTTCTGCTTGTTTTCTAATTCTACTTTTACCTATGGAGAAATTCTCATCTCCAAAGTAAGTTAAATGCAACTTCATACACACTAAAGTATTATTTCGTCATTATAGCAAAAAAGGAGAGTTTATGCAACTCTCCTCACTCAGTTTATGCAGGCTCGCCACTTGCCCTTTGACTGGAGGCAAGAAACCAGGCGGGGTTTCCCCATCCGCACCACTTACTTTTTAATGGGAAAGCAAGAAACCAAATACTTATACCACAAAATATCATAAAAATAGTAAAGTAGAAATAACCCAATATTTAAAATAATTGATGTTGCAATTCCAGTAAATAATGAAGTGAACAAGATTGCAATTATTCTAAATCCTACTGCTTTAAAAAACAACATAGATTTTAATTTTTTGGTGGCATACTTGAGAAAAAAGTAAGTGTCATCCTACCATTTTCTTTATTATCACCAAATAAATCAGTTGGTCCATGCATATTTCTTGCATTGTAAAAAATCATTCTATTGAATACATTTTCTATAGATGACAGTAGATTGCGATTATCATCATAAAATGATGTCCCAGTATTAGAAGGTGGGTTTGGTGTAAGATACACTAACCCAGCATAATCGCAAAAATCAGGATGCACTTTCCATTCATGAAAATCATATGGGCAAGTCCATTTATTCTTTTCTAAGGAATATCTAAAAACAAAATAAAACCTTTCAATTTCTTTAGATTCACTAACGCAATTATGAATCATATTAGTAAACTTATTTGAAAGATTTTCATCAGTTACATAGTGCGTATATCCCAGAAAAGGATCTTCAAAATATTCAGATTTAAGAGAAATATCTCTTATTTCATCTGGATATTGGAAAAAATTTTCTACTATTTTAACATTCATAAGAGGGGGTCTTTTGGTTCCACCACCTAGTTTACTGACAAACTAGGAAAGGTTAATTGAATGAGTTTTGGAATCTCAATTGCAGCATAGAAACCACAAAGGATGAGAATGTCCCAAAACTTATACTTGATTGCAAAGGGAATGACAAAAGCATTACCAACACATTTTACAAGTAGTCCAACTTTGGGATCTCCCCATAAAAGGACAAAGTATCCTGATAGAAGGAGAATGTTTCCAATGTATCTTAATACATCAGTGTTTTTCATAAAGAGGTTGCTCCCGACCAGTGCGCGTTTATAGTCATCCCGAGACTATTGATCCCAGTCCAAAATGTCATCATCATCAACATAACAAGGAACTCTATCTGGATCTAACCATTTCGCATATTCAATATCCTCCATTGCAGTAGAACATTGTATAACATTATCAAAAAGATAAATGTCATTCCAGCGTTTGGTGTAATAATTTTGCTTTTGCAAACGATAATCGGGTTTGCCGTTTATCTCAAGAATACCTGCTTCAATAAAGCGGTATCCTTCTCGTTCCAGAAGAACTTTGGTTTTCATATTAATTCAAGTAGATATAATCTGGATGTTGCATTTTAAATGAATTAACTTGTTCTTCATTTTTAAAGAACTTGCGAAGAACAGAATTTTGATGTTCTTTGAACTGATACTTTACTTCAATTAGTTTTTCCATTATGCAACCTCTACAGTTTCAAGATCTTGAGCGACATATTCCATAAGCATTTCATAGTCGTCAAGAGGGTCACCAGAAAATACGACGCCTTCATTTTCGTAGAAGCGACGAACCTTTTTATAAAGTTTCGGATTCTTTACATCAAGGTAGATTTCCCCGTTAGCAGCAAGACGAAGAGTGCTAACATCTTTCTTGAATTTTGAGATCAGAGACATTGTTTTGTTTTGTTTGCTCTAGTATTATAAGGTGTTTGAGACTTTGTGTCAAGTGTGCCAGTGAAGAAACTGGCAATCGGGGATACAAGGATCGAACTTGTGACTTTCTGTTCCCAAAACAGACGCGCTACCGCTGCGCTAATCCCCGTTACACCATTATTTAGTGCGGTGTATGAGTATTATACCAATGATTGGCGGAATAATCAAGCCCCCGCCACAAAGACCTAACCATACTGGACTTGCTGCCAGTGTTTCTACAAAGTGAAAAATCATATTCCTCTCCAATTCTTATATTCATAATGGAAGTATTGGTCTACAGTATTGTCTAATGGTGGTGTTACATCCCATTGTGCCCATTCTTGACAAAACTGTTTTATATAGTTGTCATTTAAAACACCTCTTCCATAAGATCTCACAAAGCAAGTCATTGCAAAATGATATCTTTGTTTAGTGTGGGTAAGCATTGTTCAAACCCCAATAAATGAATAATCCGATTGAAGAAAAAAGTAAAAGAGAAGATATAAAAGTTTTACTCATCTTCTTCGTCCTCGTAACTAGAAGGTTCTTCAAAAAGTTCTTCCATTTTTAATTTTTGTACGAGATCATAAAGTTGTTTATAATCTTCTTCTAACATAGTTAATTGAGGGTAATCTTTAAAAAGGGTAATAGTGGCGGAATAATGCCAATCAACCTTAATAGTCCTTCAGCAAATAAAGCAAGAACCACCCAACCGACGCACATACTAATGATAGAAGCATTACGGTTATGTCTTCGTATAGCAGCATCGATCATCTCCTGAACTTCAGAACGACTTACATATTCATCATAAGGTTCCATCACTTTTCATCTCCAAGATACTTTGCTAAAGGATCTTTTTTTGTTCTAACTATTTCACACGCTCTTCGGTAAAACATATTATTAGTATTACCAGAAGATTCAAAGGTTGCCTTGATCTTCACCCAATTATCGTAGGTGTGCTGATCCATAGGGTTTTAGGTTGAATACTACTAGTTATGCTAGTGAGTATTTTGGCGGTGTCAACTATGTTAGGATTTGATGATAGTGGTTAAAAAATTATAAAGAAGGTGTAGCGTTTGATACTTCTTCGTTTCTTTGTGCTGCAGTTTTGACTAAACCTTCTTGATATGCCGCTAAAACCATATCAGGTTTATTTGTAGCAGTAATTGGTTGATTATTTTCTAACTTATGTTTTACGTAAAGGTCACAGATTTCGTCAATAGCAATACGAGCACGATTGGATGTAGCATTCGTAATCCATTCATCAACATCAGCGGCAATATATTCCATTGCCTTCTGTTCTGCTTCGGTTAAAGTAATTGTATAGTCCATATTGAGTCTTTTTGTGTATTTATCCATTAAAAACAATAGACATTAATGATTGACTTTCTGCAAGTGTAAGTGTACCTCCGTTCCAAGATCCAATTACATCAACTGTATCATTTTGTGTTAACTTTACAGAAATTGTAACACCTGCAGTTTGAAAACTATCTAATGTATTTGGTTTTTGGAGATATAGGTATTGACCGCCATAAACAGCAGTTCCATTAGATCTAATTTGTGCATATATGTAATTTACACTTGTAGTTGCTAATCTAATGTAAATACTAAAGGTATAAACTCCGGTAGCAGGAACAACAAAATTATTGTTAGTTGTATTCCAAGTTAACCCACGAGAATCTAATACACTGTCAAAAGGAATTTTTGCTCCATTCGCCACACTAACACTGGCAGATCTTGCAACAAAAGCAAATGGTTGAAAGGGCATTGTTACCCTACCACTTGAGTCTATACGAAGTTTTTCGGTATCGGTTGTGTTATTACTTGCTCCACTTCTAGTCCAAAAAGTTAATGCTGTATTTTGATTACTTGCAGTTGAGTTTTCTCTAACACCTTTAATGGCAGCAGAACCATAAAAAGATGAACCAGTAGATGAAAGAGGTTCAAATCCAATTCCAATTGAACTTCCAGAAACAATAGTTGTATCTATATTATGTCTTAATTTTAATGCATTTCTCCAGATTTGAGAAGAATCATCACTATTAAAAATTAGTGCTGTTCCTCCACTTCCTCCATCACTTGAAAGTTGTCTAACATCTAATTTTGAACCAGCAGGACTTATGGTTCCTATACCAATATTAGCACTACTATCAATTCTTAATGCTTCTACACCACCTTCAGCAAACGCAATGGTATCAGCAGCGGGGAAGAATATTCCAGTGTTTGAGTCCCCACTTGGACTTATGGATGGGGCACTTGTACTACCGGCAGAAACTACAATACCACCAGAAAACGTGGAGACACCACTTACATTTAATCTTGTAGGGTTTGATTGAGCAACATTAAGAGTCGCAATCGTGCTTACACCAGTCGAATTAATATTTCCAGTTACATTCCCAACAAACCCAGTAGCAGTAATAATACCTGCAACATTAATATTTGAAGTTCCAGCAAGTTCGGCACCACTAACGGTCAAGGCACCATCAATTGCTGCAATTGTATCAGTATTTCCGTTTATCTGAATACCCATTAGTCTCAAAGACTTTTCTGGTATTTATAAAGCGGAGAGTGGGCGAGTCGAACGCCCAAGGGCTTTAACACCTCAACTGTTTTCAAGACAGGTTCCGTCGCCAATCGGATTGACTCTCCATATGTTATAATATACTATATGTATTTGATTTTGTCAAGTGTTTATCAAACCATCACAAAAAAGAATTGAATTTGAAAGACTTCTACGTCAACTTGGATATAAGGACCGCCTACCAGTCTATCCCAAAGAAGATAAAAGATATCAACAAGTCAATTTCAAGTGCTCTGATGGAGCAATGGCAATTTACACATTCATTATACTCTATCAAACTAAAAAAAGTTACTTATATTTAGAGTTTAAAGACCATTATAATTCACCAAATCTGAAAGAAAAAATTCAATCTCTTGCAGAAAAAATTCACTTCCACGAAAAAACCAGAGTTGCTGAAGTTGGTTGGGAAGTCAAGTATACAAAGCAACCAGATGAGTTTTCATTAGAAGAAAGAAAACAAATCTTCTATCACTTTATGAAATACACATATCAAAATCTTGAGGAAGGTATGGTAAATATTTCTCCAAGACCCGGTGATATTTTGGCAGCAAAACCTCACGGTCCAAAAATCAATGAAGGGTTTACAGAATCTTCATTAGTAATTGGAAAGCACCAAAGGTCTTTGGTTGCCCGCAAGTTTGGATTTGGTGAATTGCAAGAAGATGGATTCCAATACGCTCGTTATGATGAAAACTGCGTATTGAAACCTATCTGACTTCAAAATCAAGTCGTCTTACTTTACGCTGCCTTCTTTCCTCTTGCCACATAATATCAGCATTTGACAAAACATTATTTTTTTGTTTTGCTTGTGGAGAATTAATCATTACCACTTGCCCTAAATCAAGTGCCGTAATGACACCATTGCGAATCGTTGCCATATTTGGACAACCACAAGATACTGACTTTCCAGAGACGCCTTCTAACTCCTTACCACAGGAGCGGCATCTGATTTTAATGTTTTCCATTTAATTTCATTCAGTAAAAGATCTTAACATCCAAATAAACTTTCCGTGTGCTTCATTTAAGTCATCAACAAGATTTGTAGTGCCTCTTGATTTTTGCGCTTCTGCTTCTTCTGCAACCTGCCCCAAAAGATCTACAATTTGTTGATTACACTTAATGAGGTCATTCACCATACCCATTGCATTCAAAGAACTATCTGCTTCTTCAACTTGAGAAACTTCAGTAATTCTTGTGAGAGTGCTAACTGGTTTAACTTTAAGAAACCTCATATGCTCGGTGAGACGGTCAATCTCTTCAAACATTTCCTCATATTGTTCACCAAAAACTTTATGGAATTGGTAAAAGTCTGTCCCTACCACATTCCAGTGATAAACCCAGGTCTTTTGAAACAATACAAAAAGACTTGCTTGAGTATCAGAAAGTAATTTATATAACTTTTCCATTATACCAGTTTTTTAGGTATTTATAATGGGCGGTGAGGGATTCGAACCCCCGTCCCTTTCGGTGTAAACGAAACGCGCTGCCACTGTGCCAACCGCCCATAAAAAGTCAAGACTGACTTAACATATATTCTACTGTATTTGCAATGTCATTCATCGCATCACGAAGATTTTCTCTCTGACCCG